AATGTAAATTACACTCCAGAAGCAACATATATGTCTTTTGAAGATGGAGCAATGGCTTCATATCAACTTGATTTAACTTTCCAAGAACTTGAGCCAATTTATGATGATGATTATACAGATCTTGATGGAAATAGAGACACTCAAATAGGTTACTAAAATGCCAAGTTACTTCCGACAAGTTCCAAACTTTGAATATGTTAGCAGACTTCCAGATGCTAAAATTGGAGACTATGCTCCTCTTAAAAATCTATTCAAGAAAGGAAAATTAAGAGAAGACATTTTTCAAAACTTAGCATTCTTCACCAAGTATCAGATCAAAGGTAATGATCGTCCAGATAATGTAGCATATGAAGTTTATCAAGACTCCAGTTTAGATTGGGTGATTCTTTTATGCAACAATATCGTGAATATTCAAACAGAATGGCCATTACCTCAACAACAATTTGATGATTTGATGCTATCCAAATACGGAGATTATGAAACTCTATATGGAGGTATTCATCATTACGAAACAACAGAAATTAAAAATAGTCAAGATGTAATTATTGTTCCTGGAGGACTTCAAGTTTCATCACCATACTCTATAAGTTTTTATGATTATTTTATTGATCAACAAGTTGATAGTGGAAATATAGCAGTTCCAGTCACAAACTATGAATATGAAGAAAAACTAGAAAACGATAAAAGAAATATTTTTGTTTTAAAATCCCAATACTTAAATGTTGTTTTGAATGATATGGACGAAATTATGTCCTATAAAAAAGGGTCCTCACAGTATGTTAGTGAGGACCTTAAGAAAGGAGATAATATTAAACTTTACTCCTAATCATTCATCAGCAAGACGAGAGAAGTATGCAAGAGCATCATCTTCATCGTCATCAACTTCTTTGGTGACTACTGGAAGTGAAGGGGACTTAGAACGAGCATAGGACTCTTCAAGTTCCTTTACAACAGCACTCTCAACATTGTTCTCAGAGTAATCATCATACTCAGTTTCTTCTTCAACAGAAGAACGAGAAGAACCTTTCTGACCGAGAACATACTTCAAACGCTTTTCAAGTTCTTCATAAGACTTGAATTGATCGGGAGCAGTCACAGCAGCAAGAGAATACTCTTTCTTCCAGATTGCTTCCAGAGCATCATCATCGTCCAGCAGAGGTTCTACAGAACCAAACTCAGACTTGTCGTAGTTCCAATAACCATCCTTCTTCACAATCTTCAGTTTGAAGTTTGCACCTTGCCAGAAGTCAAAGGGATTGATAGGAGTCTCATCTTCAAACTCAGGTTGCATTGCTTCCATAACCTTGTCAAAGATTTTCTTACCATACTTGAAGAGGAAGACTTTACCTTCATTCTGAGGATTGGTAGGATCCTTTACGACATAGATGTTAGAATAGTAGGAAAGTTTACGCTTTTGCTTACGAACAGTTTCTTTGTTTGCTTCAGTTCCACTGTTCCAGAGTTCACGATTATGTTCTCCAAGGGGATCTTTCTGACCGATTGTAGTCAGACTATTCTCAATGTACCAACCACCAGGACCTTGGAATGCGTGAGAATACATTTTTGCCCAGGGAAGTTCTTCACCTTCAGGAGCAGGAAGAAAACGAATCACGGCAAAACCGTTACCAGTTTTATCCACTTCGGGTTTCCAGAGACGTTCATCAGTGCCACCAGAAGTTGTACTCATCTTCTCTACTTCTTTTACTAGTTTCTGTGTAAGAGAACCCAGAGAAGATTGTTTCTTAAGATCTTTAAAAGACATTAGATTACCTCGTATTTGTACAGATTTGGCTTTTGTGTACTTCGTTATTCTACAGGTCGGAACCTGTTTTGTCAATTTGCTGTTTCATCACTTCAAGCATTTTAGACATATTATTCAAAATGATATTCATATCAACATTTTGGGGGAGTCCCATCATTGTTGCAGATTGCGTAATGCGTTCTTTCATTTCAACTGCTTCAGGATCATCAGATAAACTTAATCTAGTATAAAGAACTTTCTGTTTTTCAAGAAGTTTTTCAAGAACTTTGACGTGATTAAGTTTTTCTTCCTTCGTCATTGTAGAAAACTTAAAGACATTGCGATAAACGTCTTCTTGTAATTCACCAATTTCTGCCATCTCAGCACGAACAACTTCAGATTTAAAGAAACTCATTTATCCCCCAAAATAATTTCTTTTAAAATATGTTTATAACGCTGTACATCTATATGTAGGAAAGGAGAATATTTTTTCATCTTCATACTTACAGATTCCCACACAGGATCTTTAAGTTTTTTATCAAAGTTTTTCCCGAACAGGAATATTCTATCATAAATGACTAGTGTTTCAAGACTAATGTTCCCGTTCAGGAAATTTTTGAGAACTGGAGGATGACCCTTGGAACACACAAAAACTTCATCTACTTTTTTATCTTCAAACAAATTTTGAGTTTCTTGTTTAAAGACATAGGAAAGTGATTGATTTTTCTTTTTCCAGTCTTCATATCTCCTATCACCTTCTCGGATCATTTCACCAATCCAAAGTTTGCTTGGATCAGTACAGGTGATAAAATTTGATACAAAAAATTCTACGACTTCTTGATCTGTTTTTTGTCGTGCTACTTTTTCAAACCAAAAACGATCTTTGCGTTTGTAAAAAGATTGAACAGTTGCACGACTTTTACCACAATACTTAAAGTAGTCATAACTATCTTTTGTAAAGTGATTCTTTAACGCAAGATATTCACGATATGCATCAAACGGCATCATTCAAAATACTAATTTAGCACGGGAAGTTTTTTTGAGAAAGTTAAGTTCCATTGCCTCATACTTAATTTTCTCTTTCAGTGGTTTAGAGATCAATTTAGGAATGGATTCTACATCAATACTATTCTTTTCACAGAAATGAATAATTGCATCAATATAATTCATATCCTCATTTGTATGCACAAGAGTTTCGATTTCTTGAGCAAATTTTGATGGACAAAAGAACTTACTCTCTAATGCTTTTTCTAATTCATTTTCCATCTGACCCAGTATTGTGATGTACAAATTCTTTGATATATCGGACTAGTAACTTAATATAATCCCCTTTGTTCCTTTTGTCAAATACTTTGACTTCACCACCAGGAGTGACCATCAAAGTAATTAATTTTTTAATTGGAATTTCTGTCATTTCATAATATGAAGCAGCATAAAACATTTCTTGAACGAAATAGTTTTCAATCCACTCTTCTGGTTTAATTTTGTCTGAAGTTTTAAAGTCAATTACCGCAAGTTCTCCTTCATATTCAGCAATACAATCGACTCGTCCTGCAAGCCCATAGTACTGTGAATATAAAGTTCTTTCAATTGCGTGTATGTTATTTATCTTATCAAGTTCTGGTTTGAGATGATAAAACATAAACTTTGTTAGGGGTTGATAATCATCCCAGTTCAGTTCTTTGTTTTCAAGATAGTCCTGACAAACTTGGTGAAAATCAGTCCCTCGTGCTGTTGCTCTTTTAGTAATACGATTTGCTTCTTCAAGACCAACACGTTCTCTCCACTTCACAAAAATCTGTCTATTGTAGAAAGACGTTACAGAAGTGATAGAAGGCACCCACTGACCATCAGGAAGATGATACAGACGGATGCCGTTTTGTTCTTTCTTTTCTAATTCAAGATCACCTAAAAAATTATGATGAATAAAACTCATACACCTACTTCCATTTTTGCAAGAATATATTCTTTGACTAATCCAGAACGAACAATGTCTTCTACACTAAACTCAATGACATCAATAGAAGGCATTATACGAAGAACCTTCATAAAATCAACAATCCCATTCTTTTCATTTGTTCGTATCAAATCAGATTGTGTTGCATCACCACAGAACATAATTTTAGAATTTTCACCAACACGAGTGATGATAGAATCTAATTCGTGAAAATTAAGATTTTGAAATTCATCTACAATAATAATTGAATTATCCAAAGTAGTTCCACGAATAAACGATGTACTCCAAAAACTAATTGTTCCTTGAGTTTTGAGATTACCATAGAGCATTTCAAAACTAGCATCATCTGGCATTTCAAACATATACTTCACCATATTCTTATAAGGAATTTGATAAAGTGAAGACTTATCTTCGTGATCTCCAGGAAGGAAACCAATTTCTCTTGTGGCAACTAGTGAACGAACAATGTAAATTTTTTCATATGGAGATTTTTCATCAAGAACATCTTTTAGTGCATTATAGAGTGCAATAAAAGTCTTACCTGTACCTGCACATCCATAAGCAACAATGTTTTTATCCAATCGGTAAGATCTAAAAAATTCTTCTTGATTATCAGTGAGAGGTTCAATATCTCTCATCAAATCCACACTAATTGGTTTTTTCCTTTTCATTTGCTTATTGCTCATTCCAAAAGGAACTGGTGTTGCTGGTTGATTTCTTTTTCTTGACATTTACTTTCTAGATTGGTTTTACTTTGGACCCAGGAGCTTTTGATGCTTTGTGTAAAATATCGTTCCATCCAGGATGAGATTTTTTAAGTCTGTCATACACCTCTCCAACTTCACCAGATGAAGGGCAAGTTGAAGGATCAGACCAATCTCTATCCCAATCAGAGTTGTCTTTCTTCCATTGTTCCCAATCGTGAACACTCATTGTCACTTCTTTTTGTTCACCAGTAACTTTATTATAAACAGGGTATGTTGCCATATGTTATCAATTACAACAAAAATATTTATTCAATAGTGATGGATGGAGCATCCATACACTCAGCACATCCTTCACGAGTCCAACTAAGTGCCTCAGATACTGCAGGAAATTGGCAGGTAAAGATGCAACGAATCAGTTCTGCAATCTCCATATGTTCTTTCTGTGTTCCGTGTGCTGAACGAAGATCAATGTAATGAATCCAAGAACGCACAGAACCCGTCATATAGAGTCTTGTGGGGGTTGCTAAGGGCAGTACAAACCTTGCACACTCTTTTGCCACACCCTTATCCAGAAGACGATTGTAGATGCTCTGAGAGTGTTCAAAAAGCACACGAATATCTTCAAGCAAAACCAATTTCAAATAATCAGGAATATCATCAATACTATTTTGACGATTTTTAGTATCTTGCCTACGAAGTTCAGGGAGAGGAATTGATTTACTTAAAAGTCCAGTATCAGCATATCGTTGAGAAAACTCTTGAAAAGTAAAACTACGATGTCTCAAAATTTGTGCTGCAATACCTCTTGTAGTATTAATCTCAACAGTCATTGAAGCCTGTTCAAAGATACTCCAATGCTGATGCTGAATACAATACTTAAGTAATCCAGAAAACTTTTCATTCTGTTGATTATCTGGATTACTTACCCGAGCACAGTATGCCATATGCTTTTCTGCATCTGGAGTAACACTAATAAGTTTAACTTCTGGTTTCATAAACTCAAATTCATCAATCTGCGTATCCATCGTCATCTTCATAAAAAACTTCGTCGTAATCGTTTATATGTGGGGCAATTTCTTCATACTTATATGAAGATGTATCAGAATAAATCTCTGACTTAAGGCAATCAACTAAAGACTCAAGATTTCTTACAATAAGCTTAAGCTTTTCTTTATCCATCTTTATTAACCTCAACAAAGGTAATTATACATAAAAAAAAGAGAGGTGTCAAGCACCTCTCTTAAATTATGCAACTTGTGGTTGCTTTGCCATATTCAGTTGTGCAATTTTAAGAAACTTTTCTTTTTTTGCTTTAAGTTTAAGATAACGAACAAAATAAGTGTTCATTTTTGCCCCTCCTTTATAAACTTAACACCACGATAAGTTTCATTATATTGTTGGGACTGTTGTTGTGCCTGCTGTTGTTGCTGGCGACGAACTTCGGTGTCATATGCGACACCACGGTATACGACTTGTGACATTAGGGTTCTCCTTAGTTGTTTAAGTTAAAGAGCGTTCCTTCAGTCGGCTTTTGCGTTCTCTATTTGCGAATAGAGAATGAACGATCCGTTCCGAGTCGGCTTACTTCCGTTCCCGTTGGGAATGAACGTATAGGTAGTTTAATCTACCCGACGTATATAGTCAAGCAATTTTGTAACTTTTGTTACCTTTCAATATAACTTAGTGTATGGTTTGATGCATAAAGTTGCTGAATGATAATATCACATCCAATCTTTGGATTGCAATCACCACAAGTATAAACATCTACTGCAGCTTTACCTTCTTCAGGCCAAGTATGAATACTAATATGACTTTCCGACAACAAGCACATTACAGTAACTCCTTGTGGTTCAAACTTTTTTGAAATCGTTTGAACCACAGTCGCACCAGATGCCGCTGCTGCATTTTCTAGTAAATCTATGAGGCAAAGTTCATCATTCAAAAGAACAAATGAACAACCATACAAATTAAGTAAATAGTGCTTGCCCATTTTTCATAGGTTCTCCTGTCCTTCTTGAATTAATTTGCTGACATATGTTTCGGTTCCGTCCATAGTTTTAACTTCAAAAAGAGGAGACCTTTGATACTTTTTAATTTTCTTGTATTTTTTTAATATTTTATTTATCTCATCTTTATTGATAGTAACATCAATTTTTTCCTTACTAAATCCTTCTGTCATCTTCTTTTCTTTTTCTCTGGTTGCCTATACCCCCAAAGTTTGGGATTTACTCTTCCATATCCAAAGTCAATTTTTTTGAGTGTTCCAGGACCATAAGTGTCATAATACATATCAAAAATGCGAATCTTGGTTCCTCTTGTTAAATCAAGATATTGTTTTCCATCAATTACATACCAAACTAAGTAAGCATCACTTGGAAAAGAAGAATCTTTTGCTTTTTCAAGGGTTGTTTTTTCTAAAACAATTTCACAACCATATCGGGATGGCAGAATATTTTTTTCTTCTTTTTCAGATTCTGCCATACTTTTTTCTCCACTTACTGCAACTGTCACGAACGTCCACCCCATTGAATTTCGGGATAGGATTCTTTCACATTATCAATACTTATTTTGTATTTATTTGTCAACCTCTTATCTTTTGTAAGAATTAATACTTCTGCTTCTCTTGGATGAAGTCCTTGAAGAAGATTAATAAACATCATTTCTCTACGAATTGTAGAAAGTGAGTCATTACCACCTTTTACATAGTGATAAAGGTTTTGATATTCTCTGCGGAGAGATGTGCGACCTCTTCCATCTAGATCTTGACCTGTTGCCGATTCACCTCCAGCAGCTTCTCTTGCTAGATTTTCAGACAGAGTTCCAGCATAAACAGATTGTTCATCAGTATTCGCATACGGAACTTCACCGTCAGGAAGAAGAGAAATTACTGTATCATCAAAGTTCCAAATAAAAACAGTCTTTAAAGAATCGTGTTCATATGCTTTAAGAACTTCAACTTTTTTTGCATTGCTTCTTTGCTTTGAAACAAGTTCTAAAACTTCAAATACAAATGGGTTGGATGGAAGACTCTCAATTGGAGTTTCAGTCTTCGTCTTCGTCGTCTTCGTCGTAGTCATAATCGCCATAATTTTAATTTTAATTTATTTACATTTTAGAATAATTTAATTTATTCGTCAATCTGTTTATTTAGTTTGTAAATTTCTCTTCTTTTTTGATTTATAATTTCTTTGTTCAATGAATATTTTTTTCTTCTTTTTTTATTTCTTTTTTCTTTTTGTTCATTCGTTTCATTTTCCCTGTATTTTTTAGCATTTATTCTAGATCTTATTCTTCTTGCTTCTACCTTTTCTTCCAAAGTTTTGTATTTTGAATTTGGTTGTTCTCCACCTAAAGATATATTTACAAGAATGCCTCTATCACATTTTCTTTTAAAAATTGATATCATATATTCTTCGTGAATATATGCTTCTTTTTCACTTTTAAATTTTTTAAGAATAATGATTTGATTTTTGTTTTTTGGTTTTAATTCCTGCCCATTTTTTCTTTTATGTGATTTGTATGCTCTATTACCTTCACCTTTACCAATATAATAAGGTGTTCTATCCTCACGCAAATATGCATAAGTGTAATACATTTCTGCTCTATCGTGATTCGCAATATTATTTATAAAAGAAAAGGTGCCTAAACACCTTTTCTACCCGATAGATGCGAACCACACAGGCAGTTTTATTTATTCATCTTCATCTTCATCATCATAATCAAAATCATTCTCAAATCTCACAGCTAAAATTTCGTCGGGTATTACATTACCATTAGAGTCAAACATCTCTGGGTGTGTAAAAATTGGTTGTGTTTGATAGAAATGCTCTTTTGCTAACCATCCTACCACACCTCCTACAAAAAAGAACATAATTGAAACTAATGTTCCTATAGTTAGAGTTACTGCTAACATTTTTCTTCTCCAGAGAGGTTTATTTTTTCCTAATGTCGAAGTGAAATTCAATAAAAAAATGAAACTCTCTACGGAAGAGAGAAATCATTTTACCAAACTTCACTTGAAAAGTTTTTGGTTTTGATTTCTCCTTCCTCCTATTGCGTAGTAATAGTTCAACACCCCGATTAATTTGGAGTTCATTATTATTTAGTGTTTTTCTTGCGTCTTCCTGGTCGTTTGTCATTACTATATTTCCAAGCATCTTCTAAGATGCCATAGATGTAGTTTCTAATTTTTCTTGCTTGAGGTTTTGGAATATGTCCATAAGCCTCACGAAGTTGTTTATGAAGATCATCAGCACCACCTTCCAAATACGTATCCAAATCTATTACAAGATTATTAATTTCATTTGCTGTAGCGCTTTCAATAAACTCTTCAACTTCGTATCTTTTTGTTCCACGAATTTTCAAATAATCATAAAACTTCAAAACAAATTGTCCATTAAAGGCATAATCGATTGCCTTTTCAACATCATTGTAAACTTCGTGAAAATTAGTATTCATTAAACTAGATTTTGCTCCTTCAAATATTGAACTGTATCGGAGCAACCTCCGATATGTTTTTCATCAACAATTACTTGAGGAAAGGTAGACCCTTCTCCAAATTCGGCATAGAACTCTTCACGAGTAAAATCTACATTCAATTTGTAAACCACGTATTGTAGTTCTGCCAATTCTAGCACCTGCTGAACTTTTGTGCAATATGGACAACCATCTTTTGAATAAACTGTAAATTTCATATTTCTTAATAAAACTGAAAGTTATTTAGCATTGACTGGAATTCTTTGATCTTCTAGAAGTTTTAATTGTCCAGCATCAAGTAGTTGTTGTTTTGTTGTACATTCACCTTCTTTTACGTTTGATGCAACGACATTTGTTGTAGGAAGTGCTTTTGGAATTTCAACATCAATTACTGGACTCATCAAAACTTTATTTCTTGTAATCGTTCGGTTTTGTGGGTCAAAGGCAATCATTGCATATGCATCCATTTCATCACCACAATCAACAATTTTTCTTCCTGTTTTAGTTTCAATTACAGAAAAATATTCTTCATTGTATTTTTTCATTTTTCAAAGTCTTTTGTTTATTGTAAGATGCTTCTGGTTTTCTGTAAAGTTGAGGCCAAGTATCTCTGATAATTTCTGCAAGTTTATAGGGAGTGTCTGAGGATATCATATAATAGTACCATTTTTAATTCTTTTCAATATTCTACCTATTTGAACAGGGTGCCAGATATTAGAACCATGACTAGTTTTAATACCCAACTTTTGCATTTCAGCACATATTTGCCGATATGTCATTCCGTTGTTCTGAAAAGATAAAATAAGGTCTTTGTATTCCCAAGCATATTTTTTTGCATTACGTTTTTTGATCTTATTATATTCTACAAGATTTTTAGAATTTCCAAGGACAACTCCCCGTTCTCTTGCTCTTTGTAATCCTTCTTTTGTTAATTTGCTATGATTAAGATTATTTCTATATGATTTACTATGAATCTCATTATGATGCTTAAAACATAAGGTAAGCATATTTGTTTCATCGTCACTACCACCATGACTTTTAGCAACAAAATGGTGGTGATGCAAATCATCTCTTGTTCCACATATAGCACAAAAATTTAAAATCATATAATATCTGCGAGTTTATAGGGAGTGTCTGAGGATATCATAATAGGGACATTAGAAAGAGGAACACTCCGAAGATCTGGAAGAGGAGGAGGATGAGGAGCATAAAAAAAGGAGTTCTTGTGGAACTCCTCTATTTATTTTTTGAGTTTTATATCAACCGATGGTTGGAGCAGTCAAGGCAACTGGCGTTGCTTCAACTGATGCTAGATCCAACGGGAAATTATGGGCGTTTCGTTCATGCATAACTTCCATACCAAGACCAGCACGATTTAGGATGTCTGCCCAAGTAGGAATTACACGATTCTGACTATCAATCAGGGATTGATTAAAGTTGAAACCATTCAAATTGAACGCCATAGTAGATACACCAAGAGCGGCAAACCAAATACCCACGACGGGCCAAGCAGCAAGGAAGAAATGCAGACTACGAGAATTGTTAAACGAAGCATATTGGAAGATGAGACGACCAAAATATCCATGAGCTGCACATATGTTATAAGTTTCTTCTTCTTGTCCAAACTTGTATCCATAGTTTTGCGATTCAGTTTCCGTTGTTTCACGAACGAGTGAGCTAGTGACCAGAGATCCATGCATAGCACTGAATAGAGAACCACCAAATACACCAGCAACTCCAAGCATATGGAAGGGGTGCATCAGGATGTTGTGCTCAGCCTGGAACACAAACATATAGTTAAAGGTTCCAGAAATACCCAAAGGCATACCATCAGAAAAAGAACCTTGACCAAAAGGATAGACAAGAAATACTGCGGTGGCAGCTGCAACAGGAGCACTATAGGCAACCATAATCCATGGACGCATACCAAGACGATAGGAAAGTTCCCATTCACGACCCATATAGCAGAAGATGCCAATAAGGAAGTGGAAAACAACCAACTGATAGGGTCCACCGTTATAGAGCCATTCATCAAGACTTGCTGCTTCCCAAATGGGGTAGAAGTGCAGTCCGATTGCGTTGCTTGAAGGAACAACAGCACCTGAGATGATGTTGTTGCCATACATAAGTGAACCAGCAACAGGTTCACGAATACCATCAATGTCCACCGGAGGTGCGGCAATGAAGGCAACGATGAAACATACAGTTGCAGCAAGCAATGTTGGAATCATAATGGTTCCAAAATGTCCGACGTATAAACGATTATTTGTACTTGTTACCCAACTAAGGTAACGTTCCCAGAGATTTTCGCCTGATTGGCGTGTAGCAATTGTAGCAGTCATTTGTTAAAGGGGTAAGTATGAGTTCAAGGGGAATTGAACAGTTACAGTATTCCCACAACACCCTCCATTGTGGGTATGAGAGACGTATTTATGGTGCAAAGTCTCGGTAAGCACCTTAGCAATGTTAGGATTTCCTGACTTGCTGATGTATTTATCATAACACCATCAGAACCTGCTGTCAACCCCCTTCCTCAAATAAATTATGATGCAGTTAATGCAGTTACTAATCCA